CTTGGCATTGTGAAAATGCAGAAATGAAAGCTAGAAATAGAATTTTAGCTTTTATGTTATATTTAAATGATGTGGACGAAGGTGGTGAGACAGAATTTTTATATCAAAAGTGTAGATTTAAACCACAGAAAAATACATTGATGATATGGCCATCACAATTTACTCATGTTCATAGAGGCAACCCTCCTCTGTCAAATGACAAATATATAATAACGGGATGGGTGGAGTACGGATATTAATATGATAACAGAACCACGATGGAGATCTTTTATAGTTGAAACTACACAACCAATTTTTACACCTAAACAATGTCAAATGATTATTGAAGCAGGACGTACGGAACCTAAAAATGATGCAAGTGTTGGAAATAAAGAAGGTATTAAAGGTGGAGTTGTAGACACTAAAACCAGAACCTCACACATTAGTTGGATACCATTTAAAAAAATGGGGGACATGTATAAAGATATAGAAAAAATTATGAAAACTACAAACGGAAATCATTTTGGTTTTGATGGAATGACAATAACTGAGATGGCACAATACACAGAATATCCAGAAGGAGGGTTTTATGATTGGCATGTAGATAATGATGTGAACATGCAACACGAACCACCTGTAAGAAAAATATCTATGACTTGTTTGTTATCTCCTGAGTCAGAGTTTGAAGGCGGTGACTTAGAACTTCAAGCTGAAGGTAAAGTTGCAAAAATAAAACAAGGGCACGCAATATTCTTTGCATCGTTTATAAGACATAGAGTTAAACCTGTAATACGTGGCAACAGAAAATCTTTAGTTATGTGGTTTGGAGGCACTCCATTTAAATAATGTTTAGAGAATTACATTTTCCAACACCTGTTTATATTGCAGATATAGAACATCCAACTTTGAATCAAGAATTGGAAAAAGATATTGTAGCTTGGTCTAAAAAAGATAAAGGAGTGGTTCGAACTAATGTACAAGGTTGGCACTCGCATACAACTATGCAAGATTTACCTGAGTATAAAAAACTAGTTGATATGTTATATGCCTGTCAAAAAACTATATATGATCAAGAGCATTTAGACAGTGAACCTGTACTAGGTAATATGTGGGCTAATATTAATCCACCAGGTGGAATGAATAGAGCACATCAACATCCAAACTCATTATGGTCTGGCGTATATTATATTAAAGCACCTAAGAACTGTGGACATTTAAAAATAGATGACCCAAGAGCATCAGCTTCTATGTCAAGACCTAGACAAAAAGAAGGACCTATGCCTGCAAGATTATTTAGAGAAACACATTACGAGCCTATTGCTGGAAGATGTATTATGTTTCCTTCTTGGTTAATGCATTGTGTTGATCCTAACAATTCTAATGATATAAGAATATCAGTATCATTTAATTTTTTACAAAAGTGTATGATAGTATGAGTTTTCAAACTAATAAATATCAAGTAATTAAAAACGCTGTATCTTACGATCTAGCTAACTTTATACTTAATTACTTTTTACTTAAAAGAGATGCAGTAGGTTATATGTATCAACATAACATACACGCACAGTCTCCGATTCTTGGAACATGGAGTGATCAACAAATACCTAATACTTATTCATGCTATGCTGATTTTGCTATGGAAACTCTTATGGTTAAAATGTTACCAGTTATGAAACAACATACTGGTTTAGATTTAATACCTACATATTCTTATGCTAGAGCATATAAAAAAGGTGATGAACTTAGAAGACATAAAGACAGACCTAGTTGTGAAATATCTACAACAGTTAATTTAGGAGGTAATCCTTGGCCTATATTTATAGATGGTACAGGAGCTAATAATGTTGTTAATGAAAGACAAAATATTGTAAAACCCAACGCTCCAGCAGGAACGAAAGTCTTGCTTGAAGTAGGTGATATGTTAGTATATAGTGGATGTGAACTTGAACATTGGCGAGAGCCTTTTGACGGGGACATTTGCGGTCAAGTATTTCTACATTATAATCATGTAAATGGCCCATTTGCAGAAAAAAATAAATTTGATGGAAGAGCTAAGCTAGGTCTACCATCAGGAATAAAATAGTATTATAATGAGGCTATATGTTACAAAAATTAGGTTTTCAACCTGGATTCAATAAACAGATTACAGAAACCACGGCCGAAGGACAATGGGTTGATGGAGATAACGTAAGGTTTAGATATGGTACACCTGAAAAAATAGGTGGTTGGTCACAACTAGGAGAATCTAAACTTACAGGAGCTGCAAGAGCTTTACATCATTTAGTTAATAAATCTGGTAATAAGTTTGCAATCATAGGTACAAATAGAATTTTATACGCTTACACAGGTGGTGTATTTTATGACATACATCCTATTAAAACTACAACAACATTATCAAATGCTTTTAGTACAACCAATGGTTCTGCAACGGTTACAATAACATTTAGTACAGATCATAACATTCAAGAAAATGATATTATTCTTTTAGATAATTTTACAGCAATAACTAATTCTAATTTTTCAACATCAGATTTTGATGATAAAAAATTTATGGTAACAAGTGTTCCAACAGGAACAACTTTAACTATTACAATGCCTTCTAATGAAACAGGATCAGGTGCTACAACATCTGGTGGTATTAGAGTTCAACATTATTATCCAGTAGGACCTGCAGAACAATTACCTGGTTTTGGTTGGGGATTAGCTTCTTGGGGTGGAACTGTAACTGGTGAGGCAACTACAACTTTAAACGGTGGTATTAATTCTTCAACCACAACTATTGTTTTAACTGATGCATCTCAGTTTCCAAGTTCAGGTACAAACTTTATACAAATAGGAACAGAAGAAATTTCATATACAGGTATATCAACAAATACTTTAACAGGTGTTACAAGAGGTGTTAGAAACACAACAGCTGCAACACACTCTAATAGTGCAACTGTATTAAACAGTTCTGATTACATTGCATGGGGAGAGGCTGCATCTGGTGACTTAGTTGTTGATCCAGGTTTATGGTCTATTGATAACTTTGGTGATAAAGTAATTTCACTAATTCATAATGCACAAGTATTTGAATGGGATTCAAATGCAACAAATGCTGTAACAGTAAGAGCAACTATTATATCAGGTGCACCAACAGCGTCACGGGATATGTTAGTATCAACTCCTGATAGACACTTAGTATTTTTTGGAACTGAATTAACCATTGGTGATCCAACAACTCAAGATGAAATGTTTATTAGATTTTCAAACCAAGAAGATATTAACACGTATCAACCAACAGCAGTTAATACTGCAGGTACTCAAAGACTTGCTGATGGATCTAAAATTACAGGTGCAGTAAGAGGTAGAGATGCAATCTATGTTTGGACAGATACTTCACTATTTACTATGAGATTTATTGGTCAACCTTTTACTTTTGGTTTTCAACAAGTAGGAACCAACTGCGGATTGATTGGACAGAACGCTGCATTAGAAGTTGATGGTGCTGCGTATTGGTTTTCAGAAAATGGTTTTTTTAAATACTCTGGTAATTTAGAGACTATGATTTGTTTAGTAGAAGATTTTGTTTTTGACGATTTAAATACAACAGCTAATCAATTGATAAATGTTGGATTAAATAATTTATTTGGTGAGATTACTTGGTTCTACTGTACATCAGGATCAACTGTTGTTAATAGATGTGTAACTTATAATTACATGGACTCATCTCCACAAAGACCCGTTTGGACAACAGGAACTTTAGCAAGAGGTGCATGGCAAGACTCTTCTGTGTTTGGTTTACCTCATGCGACTTTTTTTAATGCAAGCGATGATACATCGTTTGATGTTCAAGGCAATACTGAAGGAAGCACAATATACTTTGAGCACGAAAAAGGAACGGATGAAGCTTTAGCAAACGGTGTAACAGCAATTACTTCTAACATTGAATCAGGAGATTTTGATATTACTCAAAGAATAGTAGGTAATCAGATGACTGGTATAGCTGACTTTAAAGGAGATGGTGAGCATCTTATGAAGATAAGAAGATTTATACCTGACTTTTTATCTCAGACAGGAAGCACTCAAGTAACACTACAACTTAGAAACTATCCTAATAGCTCTCAAGCAAGTTCACCACTTGGACCCTTTACAATTACAAGTTCTACTGATAAGGTAGACACTCGTGCAAGAGCACGAGCTATATCTTTAAAAGTAGCTAATACAGCGATTAATCAAAGCTGGAAGCTAGGTACTTTTAGATTAGATACACAACCAGACGGAAGACGATAATGGCAAAATATAGCGATCAAAGATTAACTAAAGCTCAACAGAAAAAAGCAAAGCCTGCTAATCAAGGTGGTGGTCCCAACTATCTTGGTAAACAAGAAACAGTTACTGTTCCTAAAAAATGGTTATCCTCTCCAGATCACGTTGTAGCTGAACTAGCTTACATTACTCCAAGAGAACAAAAAATATTATTAGATGCAGATTTATACGGATCATTAAAAGGTAAACCAAATAAAGGACCTGGTGGAATTATGTCATTACAAGGTGATCTTGGTGGTTATGATGCAAGTCCAGGTGGACCAAACTCTGGTGGTGGAGGCGGAAATAGAGTAGGTCAAGGAGACAAAAACAAACAAAGAGTTCAAGATATTTTAAGAGGCAATGTTACTACAGGTCAAACAGTTGCAGTAAGTGATAGAACAAAACGTAATGCAATGCCTGAATATGTAAATACACCAGGTGGCATGAAATATGTAGGTTCTTCAAAAAAATTTGTAGGTAAAAGTTTATTTAATCCAAGCGGTTATAGAAACGTTGTTGGAACTCAAAATATATTAGACAAGTTAATGGGTAAAAAAAATATTAAAACAAGAGGAACTCCTGGTACACCAGGATTTGAATATTATAGTGAGGATGAAGATACGGGTCAAGCTAAACCAGGAATAGGTGGAAGAGTTCTTGGAGGACTTTTAAGTTTACTAACAGGTGTTCCTGTTGTAGGTTCAGCGATAGGTTCAGCGATAGATAAATTTAAACCTAAACCAAAAGATATGTCTGAATTTAATAAATTAGGATTATTTGGAATTAATCCTTCATATTTAGATTTTGATCCCAATGCAAAAATACAAGATACCAGTTTTATTACAGGAGATATAAAAGCTCCACCTTCAAAAGTTAATACTTTAGGTATAGATGTAGGATATGATGACCCAGCTTTTACTGATAATCTTATGGCCGAAGTAACTAAAAAAGACATTAATAACTCTAAGATGAGAGGTTTTAATACTATGGACCGTCAAATGGCAATTGATTTGGGAGTAATATCTCCTAATGTAACAGATTATGAATTTGATCAATTAAAAAAAGGCAATATTACAGAGCCAGGAACTTATACGGCATAATGGCAAAGATAACCGTAGTATTTACAAGACCCAATAAAGAATACAGACAGCAAGATGCTGATTCTTTAGTTAGAGATTTAGATGGATTGATTGAGAAATTAAACTCAACTTTCCAACAAGATTTAAGAGATGAGCAATCAAGATTTACTTGGTTTACCTCAGCAAGCTCAGGAGTAAATAATGGCTAACAAATATAAAAATGAACAGTTTGATTTAACAACTACTAACGCTACAGATATTTATACTTGTCCATCAGAGTCAAGAGCTATTATACAAAACATACAAGTTGCAAATGTAGGTGGTTCTAATGTTGAATTAAAAGGTTTTGTATTTGATAATTCTGCATCAAAATCTTTTCAGTTTGCTGAACAAACTATAAATACAGGTACATCTAGATCATTAAATAATGGTACAATTATATTAGAAGAAAGTGACAAGTTACAATTACAAGCAGCAACAGCCGACATATTTGAAGGCACAGTATCAATACTAGAATTTGATCGAACATAGGAGAAAAATGAACGTATTAAAACCAGAGAAAATAATAGAAAAAATAACTAACCTTAAAACAGGTGAAGAATATAAGGACGATAATGAGTGGAAATTAAAGGGAATACCTGAAAAAGACATTCGAAGAGATATAAAAGTTCTTATGCCAAGCCTTGATATTTTTGGAGAAACAAAATAAGATAGATAAATTATGGCAATTTCAAGATCAGATATGAATAGACAACTCTACGATGAAGGTGGAATTATTACTTTAGATCAAGCTAAAGAAATGGCTCCTCCAGGAGAATCACTAGCTTATATTAATCCAGAAGAAGCTGCACTTTTAAAGTCATTAGGTGGAGCAGGAGAAGATATTAATGGAACAGGGATCAAGTCATATTTTTTAAAAAAAGTTTTTAGAAAAGCAAAGAAGGCTGTAAAAAAAGTTGTTAAAAGTCCTATTGGAAAAATAGCTTTATTAGGTGCTGCAACATTACCATTTGGTGGACCAGGAGCTGCTTTAAAAGGTTTAGGTGGTATGTTTGGTAAAGGTGGCGGCCTTGGAAAATTATTAAGCGGTATGAAAAATATGGGACTTGGAAAACAGTTAGGTCTTATTGGTGGTATTGGAGGTCTTGGCGGTTTACTAGCTGCTCAAGAAGCAGAAGACGAGGAAGAACCAGATTTTTCAAATCTTGATAGAGGTGAAGGAATTGATTTTGCAGATATACTTACACGTGCAAGAAAAGGAGATTCAGAATTTAGATTTTTACCAAGTGCACAATTTACAGATTCATACGCAGAAGGTGGTGAAGTAAATAAAAAAATTTCTATAATAAAAGACATGTTAAATAGAGGAATGGATGATAGCACTATTTCAAGTATAACGGGAGCGTCTCAAGAAGAAATAAATATAATTAAAACTAAACAACCTCAAAAAAAAGCTGAAGGTGGAATCATGAACCTTGGAGGTAATGAAATGGACCTTAGAGGTGGTGGATTTGTACCATTAGGAGCTAAAGAAAAAGCAGATGATGTACCAGCAAGACTATCTAAAAATGAATTTGTAATGACAGCAGATGCAGTCAGAGCAGCAGGTGGAGGAAGTGTTGATAAAGGTG